CCTCCACTCACACAGCCTCGCGTGCCCCCGTAGGGGTGCGCAGGTGCGTGCGCAGGTGCGTGCGCCTGAGCGGGCGTGCCTGAGCGTGTGCGTGCGGGTGCGCCTGCGCCCTGAGTTGCTCGCGTGTGCGTTCGTTCCTCTCGGTGCTGCGCTCTCAGTGTTGACTCTTCGAGTCAGCGCTGTGTGCTCTCCGCTCTCTGTTGCTCGCGTGTGCGTTCGTTCCTCTCGGTGCTGCGCTCTCAGTGTTGACTCTTCGAGTCAGCGCTGTGTGCTCTCCGCTCTCTCGGTTGTGGTGGAGTGCGTACGGCGGCGCTTGCTTTCTTCGCTTACACCTGACACTTGCTTTCTTCGCTCTCTCTCTCTCTCTCTCTCTGGCTAGGCGGGGCTATCACTCTTCGAGTGCTCTGAGTCGTTCGAGCTTCTCGGTCGGCTGGTCGTGCCTTGCAGCCTCGCTCGTCGTACCTTGCTTGCGCTCTCATTCTTCGCGCGTTCGCTCGTTTCTCTCTCTCTTATAGTGTCGTCCTATGGAACTTATTGATTTATATACCTTTTACTCTCTCTTGTAGTACCCAATTCTAAGGGGTTACTTACCTGATTTACTACGCTGTGAGGTGTTTTTATCGATTATTTATCAAGTATTCGTAAATAACGCTTGCAGTACCCACTAATAAGCGTATAGTGACCTCAAGCCGGAACAATGGCGAGTACCTAGTAAGCCGAATAGCTGTGGTAGCTACTCAAGTGTGCGGTGATAGGTTGACGGACTGACTCAACAAACAGGTTGTCAGTCGCTAAGAAACTAAGTACAGTACACACCAGCAGTACACAGGCAGTACAGAGTAACGTAGTAAAGAGTTTTAAGAAGTGGTTGACAAGCTCAACCGATAGATGTAAAGTAGATTACAAGTTGGTTGCGGTGACTCACTAGCTCCTTGCGGCGCGATGATGTGAATATCCTAGATACCAGCTCAGGCTCTAAGAGCCACAATCGTAAAGCTGCACGGCAGACGCAAGTCAACGAGTGTAGCGGGGAGGCTGAGACTCTCTCCCCTGAAAGAATAGAGTCGAGACCTGAGCCACAGGTTCCACGGTAGTGCAGTGGGTAACAAGGTTAAGAGTGAGTGTCTCACAACGGGGCATTCACCATTAATCTTAGAGGTGCAGCATGGGCTACGCTAAGAAGCTACAGCGCCGCTTCGAGGGGCTTGATAAGCTCTCAGGCGGCACACTACAGAAACGACGTGATAAGCTGAATCAAGCGGGTATTCACCGCGAGAAGCAGCGTGCAACATTCAGTACTCACGTTAAGGGTAAAGAGAAGCGCAAAGGGTGCGGCAGTAAGCCGCCAAGGGGATGGTGATGGAAAGTAATCATGATGATTTAACGGTTGAGCAAGTAAGTACATGCTATGACATTGTAATGGATAGCTTAAGCTGCTTACAGAGGGCACATGGGGAGGATGTAGCTTGCGAGCTAGGCCAATCGGTAGGTAGTGTGATTGATGCATTATTCCGAGTTCGTAACGCGTTTGTAGACAAGTAATACACCTATAGCGTCATCCGTGGCGCTATGTGAGTAGTACTTAATATAACTAATGAGGTGTAACATGTTCAAATTAATCGCCGTTAAAGCCATCCCAGCGCAGTTAACTAAGGCTGTAACACTCAAGCGCGATGTGACTATCTCCGCGTTGTTCCACGGCCTCATCTCTTCTAACGTGGCGTTTACCACTGGTATGAAGAAATCTGACGCTGCCGACTTTGACACTGTGCTGCGTCACTTGCTACCTATCAAGTTCGACAAAAAGTCTGACGGGTACAATTTCGACGGCAAGAAAGCGTTCGCCAGTGCTGATGCGCTCGGTATCAGTCTGGAGCGCCTGCGTGCCGAGTACAAACAGGCTGACGCAGACCGCGCCGGTATCGTTGAGCACTTCTATACCGCTGTGATGGCGTACTACACGGCTAACGCGGATAAGAAGAAGGCGGATGACCTCACCGCTGACGACAAGCGCAATAACGCACTGACGCGTATCAAGTCAGGGGTTAAGGCTGCGAAGGACAACGGCGCTACCGACCGCGATATCGTGGACATGCTGATTGCCGCAGGTGTGGACGTGTCCGGCGCGCTGGTTGTGCTGCCGCAGGTGGCGGCATGATGACTCGTAAGACTTTCCACCGAACACTGGTAAGTATGTGCTTGTACGGCGCGGGTAAACAGACACTGTTCAAGTACTGCCGCGCTACCAAAGTAAAGCACGTACCCGCTCGGTACAAGAAACGTATCGCTAGCAAGGTGTGTCGTCAAATCAAGGACATGACATTCGGACTACGTTATGGTCGTCATGTAGAATCAGATAACCTCTTCTTATCGTGATACCCTGTAACCCATTCTTTGAGTGGGTTATGTGGCAATCATGCCGAAACCCGAATGGAGAAGTACATGCAAAAAACGTAATCGTGCTCAACGACGTGCTGACGCCGCTGAACTGCGTAGCAAACGTAAACCAAGCGCAGCACAGAAGTCACTAGCTCGCCCGTCTCGTCAGAACACCATCACGGACGGTATGATTAAGCTATCTAATTTCTGGATATTGGCTGCTGGTATCCGCGTACTCTAAAAGGAGGTTATACATGCTGCAATTGATTAACAAGTTGTTCCTGAAAGCACACACCCGCGCTAAGAACGAGCTGGATTCTAAGGCTGCGTCTCTGGAGAAGGAGCGTCAGCATACGTTGGGTGTGATTGATGACCTGCGTTTCCAGCTGGAAATTGCAGAAGTGCATGAGCAGGCACTGATTGTACGTCGTCAGGGTGTTCTGGAAGCGGCTGCTGCGTACGACTACAAGGTACATAAACTCACCAACATTCTGAAATAAGGGGAACATTATGCCAATCATCAAACCAGTGATCGCTCTGGACAAGCACACCAATCCAGCGCTGGTGGCGGGAGAAGTTTTCCGTATCCTCCATGCGGAAGGTAGCTATGCGTCGTATGTGGGGACGTACTTTGTACCTGTTGCTGGTGGTGATAACACCATTCAGTACTTGGGCACTACGGCACTGGGTGCAGGTTATGACAGCAGGGACGTCCTGAGACGCTACAAGGTCAAGTATCAGGCGGTAAACCTACAGGAAGTGTAGTACCTTACAGTGCCTACTATGTGTGGGTACTGTGTGATTACTATACACAGAGGACGGCGCGATGCGTGTACCCAAGACTATTGTAAGAAATGCCCAGCGCAATGCTCAACAGAACATGCGGGACGGGTTCAGTGCCAGCGATTGTTGGCGGTCAGCTATGGTGGATATGAAGTGGCGATACCACCAAGCAAAAACAAAGGCGGTGATGTATGGTTTCATCCAGACTTAATCCTGAGACGCTGCTCATGCAGTCCAGAGCAGCGCGGGAGTGCAATCAAAAGGCTGTTAAGGCCGAACTCAAGGCGATGTATTGTCGCAAGGCACACCGCGTAGGTATGTCCCTTGAGGCGTACTGCCAACGCTTTGGTATTCGGGGCATAGTATGATTCCACTGACAGCGGCGGAGACTGCGGAACTGTATTGGCAATGCCTTGAAAACCAGCGGAACGTGGATTTGCACTGGGATGTGTTTAAGTGTATCCCGTACGAATTACAGCGTATAGCACCACTGAAACGCTGTATAGCATGGCGCTACCCTGAGCGGGGTGTGCGGTTGAAGACAGCGTACCGCGTGTACTCCACAGAGCGAGCGGAGAGTATGCTGGATGTACTGGAGTATGACCTGTGCTCTGAGTTAAATGCAGGGTATGACTCTGCGAAACAGAATTTTATCGCCGCTGTGCTCCGGTATCAGCGGTACATCTTAACGTTAAATTACTACGGGTAATCCTATGAAAGTTAGTATTGCAGAACCAAACCTGAGTAACGGCCTTGAACAGTTCACAGCAACGGTTGCTACGGAAACGCGCGGCATATTGCAGGAGTTATTCTGCGATAAACCAGCGTCATTTGATGTACCTAAACCGCTGAGTAAGGATGAGCTCACCTGTATTAAACAGGCCGTCTATGGGCGGGCCGATAAGCACATGCAGCGCGCCACAGGTTTATTGCTACCACCTGATGAAAACCTTAGCACCGCAGAATTAACTGATACCGCCCGTATTGAATGGATGCTCCGCGCCCTCGCCTCGGCAGGTTTCGCTGCATACATGAATGCGGATACAGATGATTATAACCCAGTACTACACTCGCACTCTTTGGAATATGCAAATAGCTGGTTGAAGGCATTCTTATTCAAGAACAACCTGCCACTTCCAAGCAGTAGTGATGCAGCGCAGACCGTGGCAGTGGGGATAGCTTGTGCGCCGCGTGGTACGTGCGGTTACACAGATGACATGTACGTGCGTATGAGTCGACCCCTTGTTGATGGATACACACCGCCGTTTCGCGGCCTGCTTTTACAGACCCCTACGCTATCGGAGGGGCTACACAGGTTGGTGTCCACGAACACAGAGGACGTCCTCACGTCACTAAGGGCGGGGATGGGTGCCCCCACTAAATCGGCCGTAGGAACGCGTAGTTTTTTACGTGGTGTTGTGTACACCGAGGCAGAAGTTGCTATGTTCGCAGGTTACGTGACGCTGGGTGATTTCTACAAACTGAACTACCGTAGAATCCCCCTCGCGCGCGCAGCCAAGGAGATTACCGGTTCAGATACAGCCGCTCAAAAAGCAGCTGACGTCCGCAATGTAACCTCGTACGATATTGTACTGCACCCCAACGACCGTCCGTTTGGGTATGAGTATATCCGTATGCGGGGAGAGAATAATAGTCTGCAATCTTGTATGACGCAACCAGCATATGCATATAGTTCCCCTTATGGTGTACACCCTTGCGACGTGTACTCTACAGCGCACTACGGGCAGGGTGATAACGGGTTAGTTCTGGTGGAAGCAGTACAAGCGGGTGTTCCCGTCGGGCGTGGTATCATGAATGTACATTCCAAAACTATCGTGCGATGGTACGGGGAGCACAAGGCTGCTGTTATGTTGCGTAATATGTACGGGATACATATTGATAGCGATGCAATGGATGGCGTACGTCTCGCGCTGATTCAGGCTGGTGACCTTATCGCCGCGCCATACTTAGACGGTTGCCAAGCCGTTGAGTTGTGTGATGGTGTACTGACCGTGGGTTCATACGGTAGTATTGAGATGGACGACACCAGCGGATGCACAGCTCTGGATGAAGAGGATACGTATTGCTGTACCATATCGGGCGCTGACTATCCAGAGAGTGAGTTGCGGTACCAGTCAAGCACGGAAACGTACTACCACCCGGATAATACAGACATGGAGTGCGCTGAACACTGTCCAGTACTGGATGAGTGGCACAACGGCTATTCAGGTCACTACATTCGTGTAGACGGTGAGCAGACATGGGTACACGATTCTGTCGGCCCCGAAGAGTTACAGGACGACGATTACACGTACATGGATGATACCATTGGGTACACCCGCTCACTGGATGATTATGTGTGGGATGATGTTAACGAACAGTACTACTCAGTATCTGATTATGAGTACCTAATTGCAGAACGTGAACAGGAAGAGTCTAATGAAAGCAACCAATGAAACAGTACCACGTATCCTGCAAACCCTACTCCGTCTCCGCCGCCCTCATGGTTCGGTAGAGGAAACAATTGCGGGGCAGACCGTGTTGGATTATGTGTCAGCGTACCCATGGGTCAGTGCCAGCACAGATAAGCACGGTAACATCGTCTGCCAAATCGGGAAAGATAACGGTGTGGTATTCACCGCGCACTTGGATACTGTACACAACTCCGCAGGTACACAGGAACTGTTTGTTCTGGAACTGGAGCAAGGTATGTTCCTCGGCGCGGAGCATCTCGGCAAGGAGTCTGTACTGGGCGCGGATGATGCGGCAGGTATTTACCTACTCATGGAACTGATGCAGGCGCAAGTGCAGGGTAAGTACATGTTCTTTGTGGGTGAAGAGTGCGGCGGTATCGGCTCGTCTGCGTACGTGCAGGACAACCCTAAGTTCAGCGCGAACATGGTAGTATCGTTTGACCGTCGTGGCACACACTCCGTTATCACCCACCAAGGTGGTTGGCGTACGTGCAGTGATGAGTTCGGTAATGCACTGGCTAAGCAGCTGAACAAACACGGTAAGGGTAAACTCGCGTACCGTACTGATGATGCAGGTTTGTACACGGACTCTCGCGAGTTCGCTGAGATGGTGGCGGAGTGTACCAATATCTCCGTAGGTTATTATCATGAGCACACAGCAAAGGAGACTCTGAACCTCACGCATTTACTGGCGCTGCGTGACGCCATATTACTGGTAGACTGGATGGCCCTGCCCGTGCAGCGTGTACCTGCACCCGATGTACTGTGGGATACGTATTCGTTCGGTCGCTCGTCTGCTTGGTACGACGTACCTGATACTGGAGCGGCGGAGTTACAGAATGATGTACGTACTTATCTGGACAAGAACTGGGATACAGTAGACGCTAAGCTGCGTCAGTTATTACTTGATATGGAGGCATACCTGAATGAGCAAGTTTAAAGTTGGTGATGTGGTTAAGCGTGTAATTGATGTTGAAACCTACTTAGTGTGCCAAGGTAGTGCAACAGGTACCATTACCGCAGTAGGTCCGCAGGGCTGGTTACAAATTGATGGGTGGATGGATACGGCTAACAACCTCTACCCTTGGCATTCAGTGCATTTTGTACATGCCACTAAACCAGTGGATGACCCGCTACCTCCGGCACCTACCAGCGCCTTGTACTTTAACTCGGAAACATCGAAGGGGAATGACCAACGGTTGAAGGTACACACAAGCGCTGATGGTTGTGTAGATATCGTGGTAATCCCAAGAACCAATAGCGCCGCCAGTAAGGCTGTAAGTGTTTATCGCGGTATTGGTGTCGGCCTACACCCTGACGATGCACTGCAACTGGCGCATGATATCCGCCGCATGGCTATGGAAATCAAACGTAAGGAGAAGCAGAATGGTTGACTGGCAGTATGACAGGGATACTGGTGTTGTGTCCAAGGCGGGTCGCCCCATGGGTTCTGTGGGGAAAGACGGTTATGTGCGTATGCATTTTAATGGTAGGGTAGAGCGTGCACATCGCTTAGCATACATCCTGCAAGGGCTACCCCTACCTGCACAGGTTGACCACATTAACGGCAATCGTTCAGATAACCGTTGGGCTAATCTGCGTGGTGCTTCGAATATGGAAAATCAGTACAACAGAAAAGGTACCAGTAAGGTGGGGCGTAAGAAGGGTGCGTACTATAACGCTGCCCAAAAGCAGTGGTATTCCCTCATACGTTTTGGTGGTAAGCGAGTCTACCTAGGCACCTTTAAAGATGAGGACGCAGCCCACGCAGCATATGTAGCAGCCGCAAGTAAACACCACAGAGAGTTTGCGAGGTCTAAATGATACCGGCAAACGAGTGGTTGCATCTTGCTAAACGGTTAGCCGTGGGGCAGAAGCGTAGGGTTAGGCACAATCTTGAGAGGGACTGTGCTATGGATGTATTTAACAACGGGGATAGCTGGACCTGTTTCTGTCACAGGTGCCACGACCACGGCTGGGTACCCAAAGAGCACCAGCAGCTGAACGTACCACGGGTAGATGATACCCGCGTGCAGCCTGTACCTGCGGATTGTTTGCACATATCGCAGGCGACCCAGTACGAACGTAAACGTATTTGGGAATTGCTGGTGGAGAAGGGTTGCCCACCCGGTATTATACCGGAGGAGTATATATGGTTCAGTCGAAGTGCGAACCGGATATTACTACGGCAGGGATTGCGGGGCTTAGGCAGAGCGTTGAGCGCGCAGCAACAGCCCAAGTGGCTGATGTTTGGCGAGTGGTGGAACCAACCGCGCCTGTGGTTGACGAGGTACCGGGATGCCGGGCCGATGGTACTTGTGGAGGATGCGTTAAGTTCCTACAAAGTGGCGAAGGCAATCCAACACTATGCGCCAGAAAGCTCGTTAAGTGTCGCCGCGACGTTAGGCACGGTATTGACCTCGGCGTCTCTCCCATTAGTGGCAGGACGTGATGTGCTGTGTATGTACGACGGGGACGCGCCGGGCGCAACAGGTTCCCGTGATTTAAGGCAGCGTTTAGCTGTGTTTGGCGGCAGGTTCATTGATGTACGACCCACTGTGGGTGACCCTAAGAACATGGAACTGGAGGCAGTATGGGAACGATTAAGAAATGGTTTTGGGTAGTAGTACGCTTATCCGTGCTGTTACCTATAGCTGCGGTTATTGTGCTGGGTGAGTGGTGTGATGAAGCATTCCCTCATGTTGAGAAGTTTCTGGACGAACTGGAGGATAAGTAATGTTTAAAGTCAATGATACAGTTACCTGTGTGGATGACACTGTAGCGCGCTTTTACTCAGCACACCGCTCTGAGCGTGTAGACCCAGTAAATACAACGGATTCGCTAATCGCTGGTAGTTGGGATTACGCTGTGGCAGACGCATTGCGTAAGAAGGCATCGGATGCTATTGATGAGTACAACGCGTACGTCGATAAACAACCCACCACGACGTACTACAAGCTACACAAAGGTTACTAATGGATAAACTAATACTGTCGGTCCTTCGTGACCGTGGGAAGTTCAGACAGTTACGCGGTGCTGTACCTGACGACTTGGTGGGGCAGGAAACCCTATCCATGCTGGCGTGGTACGACTGCTGGTTCAAAGCGTTCCCTGAACGGGACACCGTAGACACTGAAAGCCTGCGCACTCTGTTCAACCTTCGGGTTGGGCAGAGTATTGATGATAACCAACGCGCCATCATGGCGATGTTGTTCCGTAAGCTGGATGAACCCGTTGACCAACATGAGGTTGACGGTATCACCGCGCAGTTGTACGAGCGGGATTTCAAAGGCAAGGCCGCTGCACTTATCAACCGGTACGACAACGGTGAAGAGGTTGACCTGACCTTTGAACTGAACCGGCTGGCGCATGAGAATATGCGGCGTATATCTGCATCCTCTCCGGCAAGTTATATCGACGACCCTATTGAAGATATCCTGAATGATTTTCAGGGTGACCGTGGGTTGAAGTTAGTGACACAGCTCCTGAGAAGCTCTGTAGGGGGTTTGCAGGGTGGTGATAGTGTTGCCATAGCGGGTCGCCCTGACAAGGGCAAGACGAGCCTATTAGCGGCTAATCTGGTGAACTTCGCTCCCCAGTTAGAGGCGCTGGGTTGGGGCGGGCGGCCTATGCTCTGGTTGAATAACGAGGGTTCCGGTCGCCGTATCATCCCACGTATCTACCAAGCTGCGCTCAAGTGTACCTTTACTGAGATGGTAAGCAAGAGCAACGCGGGTATTCTGGTGCCAGAATATCAGGCAGCTATGCACAACCAACGTATCTTAGTCAAGGATATGCACGGCGCTACGTTGGGACAGATTGAGCAGGTGATTGAGGAACTCAAGCCCTGCGTGGTAGTGTACGACATGCTGGCAAACTTCCGTATGCCAAGCGCAGGGGGAGGTAACAAGACAGATGCACTGGAACAGATGTGGCAGGAAGTTCGTGAACAAGCTGTGCGCCATGACTTTGTGGCTTTCCCTACAGTACAGATTTCTGCGGATGGGGATGACCAGATGTACCCGCCGTACTCCGCCCTAAAGGATAGTAAGACGGGAATTCAAGGGGCTACAGACGTTATCCTGATGATGGGCGCGCTTAACGCTATTGAGATGGATAGTGTGCGTGGTTTCAGTACGCCGAAGAACAAGCGGCAGATGCAAGGTACCCCCAGCAATACGCCGGGGCAGGTGTTCTTTGATAAGGAAAGGTGCGAGTTCACTGATGGAAATACGTGATGTAATCGCGTACGACCCTACCAGCCCAACCGGATTGCGTTGGCTGGTAGCGACTTCAAATAGGGTCAAGGTAGGCTCACCTGCTATACGAGCTAAACACTCCGGTGGATACTACTCCGGTATGGTGCTTGGTGCGCGTCATTATGCACACAGGGTGGTGTGGTATTTGCATACAGGGTATTGGCCTGAGCAAGTGGACCACATCAATGGCAAACGTAACGCTAACCGGATAGAGAATCTACGTGAAGTAACAAACCAACAGAACTCCTTCAACCGTAAGGATGTCAAAGGGTACATCCCGTACAGGGGTAAGTACATGGCGTACATAACCATAGACTATAAGTTTAAGTTCTTAGGTTATCACGATACACCAGAGGCTGCGAGAGAAGCACATCTCAAGGCGAAGAAACTACTACATATTTTTGAGGACGGTAACCCATGAGAGAATTAAGAGTTAAGGCAGCAGTCAAGCGTGTAGATGCGTTCCAACCGCGTGGGTTTGGTCAGCCCACTTACAGATTGGACGTACAACTTGGTGGTACAGACCTTGCCATCCAGTTGCATTTCCCTGAGCATGACCCGCGCTTCGGTTACAACATGCCGAAGGAACAGATTGTACGTGAGCTTGTGCGTTCCCTGTGCCACGACTTAGAGCGTACAGTGCTGGATGAACTGCGTGAAGAGTCTGTGCGTATCCAGACCCGTAACGTTAAACCTGACTTCAACGTTTTGTTCTGAGGTGTCTATGACATTGCAAGACTTACAAGCTATCCAAGATAAAATCCGGTTCGCAACGGGGTTCTCCTTTGTACTGGCTGGTGGTTGTGTCCGTGATGTACTGTACAACCGACAGCCAAAGGACTTCGACGCAGTACTGTGCATGGGCGGTAGCACGTACATGGAAGCGTTCGAAGTGGTGCAGGGTATCAGTGACCGTCTGAGTCGGCTGGGTTACTCCAGTCGCTGCTATCAAGCGTACGGTACAGGTGTTAACCCTGACACACTGGAGCCGCTGGATGTGCATGCAGATGCTTTCCACCTGCGTTATCTGGCGTGTATGAAGACAAATATTGACGGCTACGATGTTGACCTACTGTTCAGTACTGACGGCACCATCGCAGAGCACGTATCGCACCATGACTGCAATGTCAATATGGTTTGGCTGGATAATGACAATCTACGTGGGTACTCAGGTACAACCCTACCTGCGGAGCGTTTAGTATTCCGTGATAACATCAACCCTAAGCGAGTCCAGTACATGACTGATAAGCTACGGGATTACGGTTATTAATCAAGTACTTACCATAGAACGACACTACTAAGAGAGAAGAGAGTATGCCACCACGTAAGAAATCGGCGGATGCAGCACCACCAAGCGCGCCACCAGCACCACCGGAGACGTACGGAAAGTCTCTGGTAGATGAACACAAGGAGGAGCTGGAGCAACTGCGTGCTCTGGTAATGCTACAAAGTACTGTACCGGATGATGTACCAGCAGGAATCTCCCTGCGTGATGCAGCGGTACTACGTCTGGTAGCCACAGCTGAACTACACCGGTACGCTAATGACGTACCGATGCAACGCCACAGAATCTCGCGCTGTATCGAGATTGCAAACTTAGTAGTCCAAATGCTGGAGGAAGATAATGCGAATAACGCAGTTTAATGATGAGTGGTTGATGGTGCAGGCTGTGCGTACAGTGCGTGAGACTGTACCTGTACTTGTACAGATTCGTAAACCATCCACCGGTAGCCGCCTCGGTGCTGTGATTAAAGAGTACGAAGACGTACAAGAAACCACCCGCGAAGAACTACAGGGTGATGTGGCTATAATGACACAGCGGCAGTACGATACCATGCAGCATAACTACACGCTGGGAGGGTGGCCTATTACTTGGAAGGGTGTGATGCGGTACAGCAGCGCACACTACTCATCCGCCCACAATACGTGGTACGGTCAGGCGGGTCAAACTGCTCGTAAGTTGGCTAAGCAGGGCGTACCCTGTAAGCCAGAGATGTACAGCCTGTTCCTTAGTATTGGAGATAGCGTATGAATATCGGGTTCTCAATCATCCTTAATACTACGGATGAAAATGATATGCAGAAGTTAGCACAAATCATGCAGGTATTCGCAGACCAAAGCGCCACAGTGGATAACATCCTGATTAGCAAGGCGGTGCGGTGGGATGCAGATAACGCAGCGGTAGCGGGTCGTTCGGATACTGTACCCGCAGCTTTCGCAGCGGAGTACGGCGAGCACCCTGCTGGTCTGTGATAGAACGACACTCTAAGGAGAAGGAAGCGACCTTCTCCCCAAAACAGGTATTTCTATGTACAAAATAATGCATGTGGATTTAGAAACAGAGAACCACGAATGGTACGGGAACGTAGCATCTGCATTCAACCCAGCCAACTACATCGTCGCCCCCGGTTGGCGTGTAGATACCGTCAACGATGACGGCACCGTGACAGTGGGGCAGACGCACCACCGGTACTTCGGTACGGCAGCAGAGGCTGATGCAGGTGCTGACTGGTTCAATGTGCTGGATGAGTGTACCATCATGGTGTGCCATAACGCGCAGTTTGAAATCAAGTGGTTCCTTAGCAAGTACCGTGACAGGCTTGAGACGTTCCTCAAACGCGGCGGGCGTATTGCGTGCACCGCTTTGGCGGAGTACCTGCTGAGTCATCAACAGGAGCTGTACCCATCACTGGATGAAACAGCTGTCAAGCACGGCGGTACTCACAAAGTGGATGGTGTCAAGATTCTATGGGAGCAGGGTTACCTGACCTCACAGATTGACAAGGCGCTTCTGATTGAGTACTTGGCAGGACCGAGCGGGGATATTGACAACACCGCGTTAACCTTCTACAGCCAGCAACAGAAGCTCGCGGCGGCGGGTATGACCCTAATGTACTGGGAGCGCTGTGATGCGCTACTGGCGTTTGCGTACTGCGAGTGGTTCGGCCTGTACGTTGACCGCGAGGTAGCAGAGCGTAACCTAGCTGCCCAAGAGGCAGAGATTGCTGAGCTTACTGAGAAGCTGCGCAGCCTGTTACCGCCTGACCTACCAGACGAGGTGGAGTTCAACTGGGGCAGTGACTATCACATGTCGGCGCTGGTGTACGGTGGGCCTGTGAAGTACCGCCACCGTGTACCGTACGACCCACCACAGTACGTTAAGGCAGACTTCTACCAGACGGAAACAGATGGTACGCTTGTGCGTTGTGATGACCCGCTGCTTGACCAAGAGTTAGTTGCTGCTGGACAGCACAACTTTGTGCGGTACAAGTCGGGTAAGAACAAAGGCCAAGTTAAAGTGTTTCGTGAGGACACTGATGAGATTAAAACGAAGTGGGAAGAGACGTCGGTTGTCCTACCGGGACTGGTCAATCTACATAGCCTCCCCGAAGGAATCCGGGAAAAGTACATCGGTAAACGCGCCGAGTTCAAAGGCGCTCGGCTCCTTTGCGATGGGGTTACGCCGGTATACTCGACGAGCACAGACGCGCTCAAAGGACTCAAGAACTTCGTGCCAGAAGTTGGTCTTATGGTTAAACTCGCGGCCTTGGAGAAAGATACTGGGACGTACTACCTGAGAACGGAGTACAACGCAGATGGGTCAGTGAAGCAGACTAAAGGCATGATGCAGTACATCGGGCCGGACGGTATCGTGCACCACTCACTGAACGTGACAGCTACAGTAACCACCCGACTGAGTAGTAACAAGCCGAACCTACAGAACCTCCCACGCGACGGAACATCCAACGTTAAGGAGATGTTCACCAGCCGGTTCGGTAAGGATGGGCGCATTGTGGAGGTGGATTACTCTGCACTGGAAGTCGTTATGCTGTGTGCTATGACGAAAGACACGGACCTGTTATCGTTGCTGCAAGCGGGTACAGACATGCACTGCTACCGCCTAGCGTTCCGTCTCGGTGAACCGTACGAGGACGTCTTGGAGAAGTGCCATAACGAGGAACACCCGCAGCACAAAGAGTACAAGCAGATGCGTACGGACATTAAGCCGTTATCATTTGCAGACCAGTACGGTGCGACAGCGAGCGGTATCGCATTCAACGTGGGTTGTACTGTGGAGTTCGCAGAACAGTTCCAAGAGAACGAGATGAGGATGTTCCCAATCTCCCGTGGCTTCCGTCAGGTTATTGCCGACGAGGTGGAGCGTACCGGTTCGTTACCAAGTGGTATCCATAGAGAGATGGGGCCAAGTGGTTTCTGGCAGGTGTATCGTCGTGGGTACTTCCGAGCACCAAGCACGACATGCTACAGCTTCCGGCAACACCCGCAGTGGGATAAAGAAGCGCGCCAAGAGGTCATGAAATACAAGGCGACGCAGATGGCTAACTATCCATTCCAAGGCGAAGCCGGGTTCATGATGAGTTCATCAATGGGGAGAATCTGCCGATGGTTGATTAGTAAGGATTGGTTCGACGGTAAAGTGTGCTTAATCAATAACGTACATGATGCTGCGTATCTTGATGTAGCTGACGAGGTAGTGGGTCGGGAGGCCGCACTAGGCGTTAAGGCTATCATGGAAGACGCGCCACGTCATATGACTGCCTTGTGGCCTGAGTATGATATGGCAGATGTACCATTCCCCGCAGCAGCGGAGATGGGTCCTAACATGCAACACAAAACTCACATTCATTAATAAAGAGAGAATACTATGAGCTTAGATATCCTGAATGGTTTGATTGAAGACGTAATCGCTACCCAGTCTGTGGACATGACAGAGGAGTCCACCAGTGGTGGCGGTGCCCTTATGCCAGAAGGTTATGCGATGGCGCGTATGGTTACGTACATCGAGCTGGGTATGCAGCCACAGGAATTCGGTGGTAAGGCAAAGGCACCTGCGCCGGAAGTCATCTTAGGCTTCAAGCTGTTTGGTGGACAAGACAATTGCTATGATGGTCGTTTCCTGAGTACGTTCCCAATTGCCTTGGGTAACAACACTAAGGCTAACGCTAAGATTACCTTTGACCGTATGAACTGGCAGGGTGATATGCGTCACTTTGCACAGGGGTTGGGTCGTGGTTTCCTGTTGCCTATCACTATCCACACCAATGAGACTACGAAGAAGCAGAGTAACCGTATCAACCTGAAAGGTATCCTGCCACCAATCGACCCTGTGAGCAAAGGCGCATACCCAATCCCGGAAGTGACGGCGGAGGACTTGAAGTACTTCTTCTTTGACCGTCCGACTAAGGAGACGTGGGACAGTCTGTTTGTCGAAGGTACTTTCGATGACGGCGGTAGTAAGAACAAATTCCAAGAGAAGATTCTTACTGCACTGAACTTCCCCGGCTCCGCGCTGGAGCAGTTAATTTCCGGTGTTGTTCTGCCAGACCCCGGTGCCGTGGGCGCTGTACCTGCAAGTGCTTCTGCACCGCAAACGCCTGCCGTACCTAGCGATGTAGGACCTGCGGCACCAACTATGCCTAGCGCTCCTGCTATGCCTACTATGCCGCCAATGCCTCAGTAATAAGGAGCAGGGATGGTTCTACCAGACTTTAGTAACCTTCCTGAACAGTTCCCGCCCCCAGTAGAAGGGCGGGTTCTACTTCTGGATTCGGACTTCATGTGCTACCAAGCAGCGGCTACGGTTAAGAATCTCGGAACTGCTGTGCGTAGATTCCAGACGCTTGTGGAGACGCAGCGTTTCTTAGTAAATGCGGAGACCGTGCATGTTCACATTACAGAGTCAGGCTGTAAGAAACTACGGCGATTTGACTACCCAACTGTTAAACCCTATCAAGGGAATCGTGATAACAAAGCTAAACCACCACTACTGGGACCTCTTCGCAGGGCTATCCCTACTACTGAGTGGGAGTCCCATTGGAGCGTGTATCCTTGGCTGGACCGTGAAGCTGATGACGGGTTAATGATGGATGCGGTGCTGTACGGTGACCGGGCGATTATGGTGTCGGGTGACAAAGACCTGAACATAACACCCGGCCCGCTATGGCTTGCAGATGAAGGTCGTATTGACTACATCGGTGACCGCTTCGGATGGATACAACTTAAACAAACACCCAGTGGGCCTAAAGTCGTAGGTCACGGTACCAAGTTCTTTTGGGCGCAGATGCTGATGGGTGATTCCGCTGATAACGTACAGGGCATCACCAGACTCAATGGGAAGCTCTGTGGGGCGGTAGGAGCGTACAATGCACTTGAAGGTATTACCTCAGAGAGTGACGCCGCAGAGTTTGTCCTACGGGCTTACATTGCAGCTAAGCAGAATCCCCTTGCCGAAGCAGAGTGCCTCTGGCTCCGACGTTCACTCGACGATAGCGGATACGCTTATCTACGGGAACTCGGTATGCCAGATTACCTGCAACAATGGCTCGATAGTCTGCACCAGTATCACCAGGAAGTACTTGAATTTAAACTGAAGGCACGACAGGAAGAACAGTATGACGAAGATGAACAAACAAGCACGCCGAGTAGCCCGCGAACTGAAGTACACGGGAGTAGCAATCGACACGACGGATGTGATGCCCCGTGGGAAGGGAGATGCACAGCAGGCTGCGGAGTGTGCAACGCGACTCCGTGAGATGTTTGATGATTTTGAAGCCCTTATCGGGTTACTGGAGCATGAGCTACTGAAGCTGCGTAAGCATAATGTCGCGCTGTACCGTGAGCTGCGTGACGAGTTCCAGATGGGGTACTTAGGATGAGTGCAGAACTTATACTAGTTAAAGCTCTACAGGATATTGCTAGAGAGCCGGGTTGTGGTTGTTCTTTCCCATGCCAGTGCAAATCTGTGCCTGCTCTTAGTGTTGAACTAGAGGAGCGGGTGTCCCTTGCGGAAGAAGCCCTAAAGAAATTCTACAAGGAGTACTACCATGAGAAAGTTAACCCGTAGCCAAGTACGCCCAACGGCTATGCGGCTGCTCCAGCAACAGGGCGGCGTGTGTCCGCTCTGTAACAAACCGGTCGACCTTACCGAGAAGGGTGCACTGGTGCTGGACCATGACCACGGGACGGGGCAAGTACGGGGAGCGCTGCATCGTTCCTGTAACTCGGCGGAGGGTAAGGTAGCTAACGCCGCAGGGCGCTGGGGTGCTAAGAGTATGCGGTACGAGGACATTGTACCGTTCCTTGAACGCCTTGTGGCGTACCTTAAGCAACCGCCGCAGGATATGATATACCCCACATTCAAGACTGCCGATGAACTGCGGATGGCGCGTAACGTTAAAGAGCGTACCCGCCGTGCAGAGCGTAAGGCACGGGAGACTGTACGGAGGAGTCGTGTTAATAAGCAAGACTGATTACCGTGATGAAGGTAATGGTGGGTTCTACGAAACCCATCTGGAGAAGCGAGGGACGGTTTACTACCTGTTCCAGAGCACAAACGGAGCAGGTACTGTCTCTACTGATGAAGAGACAGTTCTTATGAACCGCCAACAAGCTATTGATATAGCTAGAATGATTCTACGAAATGAGGGTATCACAAATGTCTAAGACTTTCACAGGTAGTATCACGGTAGACTTCAAGTTGGTTATGTCCGACGAGGCTATCGTGGATGTTGATGCTGTGCTTATGCAGACCGCCAACGCCAGCGAAAGGGTATGCTTTGCATCGTATGCAGCACAACTACCCACAGTGGACGCGCGTACGATGGCTACTATCAAACGCGGCCTACGTAACTACGTTAAGTCGTCCCTGCAAGAGGTGCGTGATGATACTGCCCCCACCGCGCGTATCACATTCAGCCCTGTAACCGTTACTGTGAAAGGTAAAGAATAATGCCGAAGATTAACACTAAGTCCTTGTTTACTAAAGAACAACACATCTCCATCTTATCACAATTCAAAGACGACACACAGGCCGCCGCCCAGTACAACGTGCTGGGTGGGTTTGATGAGTCTGTTGTGTACCGCCAGATGGTACGGTACTGGCGACAGGTGTTTATCAACAATGAGGGGCGGGTAAGTGTTACGAACAACCAAATCAAAGAGACGCGTAAGCTGGTACAGCCGTCGCCTACCGATGATATCGGCGAGACTCTGGTACCTGCTGTATGCAAGCGCATTCTTGTGGTTGGCGATTTGCACGCCCCATACACCCACCCTGATGCTATTAATTTTCTGCGGCATGTGCGGGATACTTACCAGCCAGATATGGTTGTGCAGGTAGGTGATGAAACGGATGGTCACGCAATCTCATTCCATGACAGCGACCCTAACCTTGACAGTGCGGGCGTTGAGTTGGAGAAAGCTAAAGTAGTACTGGAGGAAGTACATGAGTTGTTCCCGAACCTACTGGTTTGCGATTCCAATCACGGCAGTCTCGTTTATCGCCGCGCCAAAGCTCACGGTTTACCTGTTCAGTTTATTAAACGATACCGGGACATTCTATTCCCTGAGCACGGTGCTCCGGGCTGGTCGTGGGCCGATGCTTGGGTGCTTAATACACCTCTCGGACCTGTACGATTCCAACATCAAGTCTCAGGTGACTTCATGCTTAACGCAAGTCACGAAAGAACTTCACTCGTCCTCGGTCACGAACATGGTCGCTTCGAGGTACAGTATGCAGCATCTAGCTCGGCACTGTACTTTGGGGCGTACGCTGGATGCCTAATCGACCGTAAGAGTCTGGCCTTCGCGTACGGCAAGCTGCACAGAAAGAAACCAATCCTTGGTTGTATGGTAATCACTGATGGTTGCCCTCAACTGATTCCAATGCTAATGAACGCCTCCGGGCGCTGGGTAGGTAAATAATGAAGTACGTTATCTTTGATTTGGATGGTACGCTGGCAGACGGGCGACACCGCCTGCACCTTCTCCCTACCAAAGACTATGACAAGACGGAGTCTTGGACGGAGTTTAACCTAGCGGCAGGGGATGATTTGCCATTCCTTGATAATATTGAGGTGTGCAACCTCTTTGCCTTCGGGGATTACTACAGGGTGATTATCCTCACGGGGCGCAGTGATGTTGCCCGTGATATTACCGAGTACTGGTTGGATACGCACGGTGTCAAGTACGACCAGTTAGTTATGCGCAGCCAGTCGGATAACCGCAAGGATACCGTAATCAAAGAAGAATATCTCCGCTCAATTGGGTTGTATAATATTTTATGCTGCTTCGATGACCTGCCACATGTGGCGTATCACCTGCGTAGCCTCGGCTTAACGTGCCATTTGGTGACGCATTACGATACGGTACGTACCGATTTAGTCTCTCATGGGGAAGATAAATAATGCAACTCGTATTTCCAGTAGGTTCTAAAGTCCGTCGCCATCATGGTCGTGATGGTGTGTACGAAGTAGCTGGTGTGCCTACGAAGTGGGCTGACCGTGATTGGGCGCATGACACAGACCGCGTGTGGTTTACGTGTGAGACGTGGGGTCGTGTTGAAGATTACCACCTTGTAGAGTCTGCGCCGGTTGTAGGGGATGCACCAGCTGTGGTAGACACCCCTGACGTAGCGGATACTCCGGTTGCTTCTACCGGTACAGGTGTAGGCGGTATGAAGTACGACGGTGGCAAACCGCGTATGGATTTGTTGCTGTCCGGTTGTCCGCAGGCACTAACGCAGGTGGCAGAAATCCTGACGTTCGGTGCTAAGAAGTACGCAGCACACAGCTGGCAAACTGTACCGCAAGGTGATGAGCGTTACCTTGCAGCACTGCTGCGACACCTCACAGCACATGCAGGTGGTGAGGACAAGGATGCAGAGAGCGGTATGAGCCACCTTGCACACGCCGCTTGTAATGCCCTATTCATTCTGGAGCTGGAGGCGCGCCGTGCTAAGTGATTACACAGGTACGCTGCGTGCTGTGTACGTGATTAAGCACAGAGTGACAGGTGAGGTGCGCTGGGTAGAGCTCGGCGCACGTTACAACCAGCGAGAGTGGGAGTTACTCGGCCTAGTCGAACCTCCCCAAGAGGTGCAGTATGCACATCCAGTTTGATGACGATGAGAAAGCCCCTGACTACGTGAGCGAAATCAAAGGTTTAGTAGACATGGGGCAGTACACAGAAGCCCGTAACCGTTTGATAAGTCTATCAATACCCTACCCGAATAAGGTAGGGATACGAAGAACAATAGCTGCTAAGACTGGTATTTACCTGTGAGGTTAGAATGACTCTGGAAGAGCGTCAGATTGAGCTTGAGAAGAAATACACAACACAAGGTCTCATAGATGCATTGGCGCACTGGGAGAAGGAGTCATCGGAAGGACGGACTGCCGACCACTACATAGGCCGTGCCTTGAGCATTCGCCTGTACAAGCTGGTACAGGAAGCTCTGGAGACAATCTGCACAACAGGCAACCGTGGCCTGAATGGTAAGTACCGACGATATGTTCGTGAGATTGGTTACGACAAGGCAGCAGTTGTTTGTATCCGGCAGGTGCTGAACCTGTGTACTCAGAAGCTGCGTACTGACAGGACTGCGCCGCTGGCTCAGGACTTGATTACGCAGACTGGTACTCAGATGCAAATGGAGTACATGCACCACATGCTTAGTCTGGCAGCGCCGGGGTACATGAAGGCCGTAGACCATTACATGCAGGAGAATGGTACACGCTCCGTAAATCACCGTAAGCGTACACTGATGGCGAGTGCTAACCGTATTGAGAACCTTAACGCAGATGACTTAACGTGGTCTACGGCTGAGGTTTACGGTGTTGGTTCGCTGTTGCTGCAAGCAGCTGTGGACGCAGGCGTAATCACGCTACAGCATGTGCCTAAGAATAACGGGCAGAACTGGGTGTGTATCATGCCCGTGGAAGAGGTGTCCGATAAGCTGCGCCAGATGGCGTACAACCTCCACGCGTTTGCTCGGCAACCACCGATGCTGGTACCACCACGCCCACACACTGTGGACACTTTGTTTGGTGGTGCCTCGTATCGTTCGGAGGAGATGGCACGTAGAACGCGTACGATACACACACGTTCGCTGTTGAAAGAGTCAAAGGACTGGATTCGGGAGAACATATCCGACACCGTGCTGCGAGCTGCTAACAAGGCCGCTTCACAGCCGTACGTAATAAATACAGAGGTGGTGGAGTTACTGCGTGACGTGTACCGTACAGGTGTGTACAACGGTGTCGCAGGTATACCAAGCAACACGCCGATTAAGGTGCCGCCGTACCCGCTCCCTGAGTCATGGGACAGAGAAGACCCTGATAGCATTGAGATACATGAGGCGTGGAAAGCCACCGCTAAGGAAGCCCACCACGAAGAGGTGCAGCGTAAGGGTCATGTGCTCCAATTCTCATTAATGTTGAAGTACTTGACAGAGTTCCGTGGTGATACCCTGTACTTCCCAACGTACTTTGATTGGCGGGGGCGTCTGTACTTCCATTCCAGTATCAACCCGCAAGGTACTGATTTTGTTAAAGCCTCGTTGAGTTTCGCGAATAAGAAACCGCTGGGTAAACGCGGCCTGTACTGGTTGAAGGTACACGTAGCCACCTGTTACGGATTCGATAAAGCTAACTTCGACCGTCGTGCTACGTGGACAGACGACAACATGGCCTTGATTCGGGAAGCAGTAGAGAATCATGTGGATTCAGACTTCTTCCGTGATGCTGATTCCCACTGGTGTTTCTACGTTGCCGCTAAGGATATGCTGGGCGCTATCGACTCCGGTACGCCGGAGACGTGGGAGACAGGTGTACCGGTTGCTATGGATGCGACCTGTTCAGGGCTGCAACATCTCAGTGCTGTAATGCGCGACCCTGTGGGCGGCATGTTCACTAATCTGCTACCTAACAACGGTGTGGAGAAGGAGGATATCTACGCAGGTGTAGCTGCAATCGCAGTGGCTAATGTACAGCGCGACCGTGACAACATTGAGCAGTCGGTGTACTGGGGTACTCACGGTATCCCACGTAGTATGGCTAAGCGTCCAGTCATGACGTACGTGTACGGTGGTACATTAAACTCCTGTACGGAGTACGTGTACTTGGATATGCGTGAGCGTGGTTTGGAACCGCTGGAGCACTACAGCATGTTTAAGTTAGCTGCATACGTATCCCGGCATCTGCGTAAGGGTATCGAGGCGGCTGTACCTGCAAGTGCTGACTGTATGCGCTTTCTACGTGACCTTGCTGGGCGTATGCCTCTGGATAAACCTATTCGGTGCGTCTCCCCCGCTGGCTTCCCGATGGTGCAGCACTACGCACAGGAAGACTCTACACGTATTGAGCTGCGTTCTTTGGGTATTAAACTCGTTATGCGTACGTTCGACGATACACAGATGCAGCGCAGTAAGGTCATCAGTGGTATCTCTCCGAACTTCACGCACAACTTGGACTCTGCACACTTAACAATCGCTATCAATGCTTTTGGTGAGAGTATCCTACCTATTCACGATTCGTTTGCCACCCACCCATGCGATGTGGATGAGTTGCATACCGTGTTACGGGATACGTTTGCAGATATGCACCAGAACCACGACCCGTTAAAGGCGCTAGTGGATTGTGTACAGCAGTACTCCGAAGAGGTTATTGAGCTGCCGCCGCGTGGTACACTGGACTTGAACAAAGTCAAGGAATCACAGTTCTTTATGTGTTAATCCATAGAACGACACTTATAAGGGGAGAAAGCGAGGACTGCACAGGATGCGCTCGGTATCTCCCAAGTGTGACGAACCAGAGAGGTGAAGCGCGATGAGTAAACCGGTAAACAAACATCCGAGATTCTCAGTAGAGCAGGTTCAGTACTTAGAACGCATGTTCCCTGAGATTAACAGCTCCGGCCAGAGTTACTCGGAATTACAATACAGAGCAGGCCAACGCTCTGTGCTTGAACAAATCAGAATGGATGCTCGCGTAGAGGTGCGTTATGTTCAGCGTGAGATACTATCCTGATGTAGATGAAGCCCTGCTGGCAGAGATGGCTGGCAGACTTTATGATACGTACTCGTATCCTAGAATCGAATTCAACAAACGTGAGTACTTAGAGCGGGTACTGCTGGAAGGTTCTTCGGGCAGTATGTTCATGTGCTTTGAAGGTGATACCCCGGTCGGTGGAATCACAGTCTCGGATAGTATGTACGATATGCACTTCAATGGGACTGGTAAGCATGTGCTTAACTTCGTTGTCCTACCTCATAAAAACTCTGCTAAGATTGTACGTTTACTGCTTAATGAGCTTAGAACGACACTTATAAGGGGAGGAAAGGATACATGGTATAGTACTACTCATAGAAGAGATTTCTATACTCTCACTACTAAGTACTGGAGGATTAATAACAGTGTCTAAGACTATTAACAAGGTATTTAAAGCAGTATCCCCTATTGCTAGTAAGCTTAGCTTTGGTGCTACTGATATCGTAACCAACGTAGCGGATAAGTACTTAGGTACAGATATCGGCGGATTCCGAGCGGCGCAGGAGCAGGCGAAAGCTGATGAGACTGCACGTAATCAGGCAGCACTGAATTCCCAACTCAACGCAAATATTCTCGGCGTACAAGGCACGGATAACATTGCCCAAGTCGAAGCAGGTGGTTCAGCAGCGGATGTGGCGCTAGGCGCTGATGGTAAACGCCGCCGCGCTGGTACTATCTCAAGTACCTTGGGGATTTAACTATGCATGGTAATCACCTTTACGAGACTCTGTACACCAAGTACAGGGATGACAGCGCTATACTCAAGACTGAGAGCTATGCTCATTGGACGTTGCCTACGGTATTCGCTGACCCTGACTTGCGGGATGGTACCCGTGTGCAGGTACGACGGGATTACCAGAGCGTGGGTGCTGTGTACACGAACATGCTGGCAGCTAAGCTGACCCGGCTACTGTTCCCTTCGAACCAACCGTTCTTCCGTATTGATAGTACCGGTGATGCAGAGATGTTGGCAGAAATGATGGGCGCGCAGTCAGCGGAGCTAGCCAATGGTTTATCTGAACTGGAGAACAGTGCGTTTCGGCGTATCTTCCTAAAGAGTTCGTACCACCAGTTGGTACACGCTATGAAGCTGCTGATTGTCACTGGGAACGTACTGCTGTATCGTGACTCCGTGACAGGTAACATGAACGCCTACAGCCTACGGCAGTACAGTATGCTGCGGGATGGTTCGGGTAAGGTGCATGATATTATCCTGAAAGAGCGTACCCTGCTTACAGAGTTACCCCTTGAGGTGCGTAGCGCATACCGTGGTAGGAAGGGTGATTCAGGTATCTGTCTGTACACCCGTATCAAACGTGAGCGCAGACTCATCGGTGATGTGTTCGTTGTGACACAACAGGTTGAGGGTGGTATTAATCTGGACAACCGAGAGGTTTATCCAGAGGCTATCTGTCCGTACATCCCCGCAGTGTGGAACTTGGTAACAGGTGAAACATACGGCAGGGGTCTGGTAGAGGACTACGCTGGCGACCTATCCAAACTTAGCTCGTTGTCCGAAGCACTGGCGCTGTACGAGATTGAATCATGCCGTGTACTGCACATGGCTGCCCCCGGCTCTCAAGTAGACGTGGACAGTATGGCACAGGAGGAATCCGGTGCATGGGTGAGCGGTAACCCCACGATGGTACAAGCGTACGAGGCTGGTGACTACAACAAGATTACGACACTGATGGCAGAGGTATCCGCTATCGCGTCCCGTCTTGCACCTGCATTCATGTACGTCCAGAATCAACGTAATGCAGAACGTGTTACTGCTGAGGAGATTAGACAGAACGCCGAAGAGGCGGAGTCTGCTCTAGGTGGTGTGTACTCCGTTATTGCGGATACCCTACACATCCCGCTGGCACATATCCTGTGCTGGGAAGTAAATCAGGGGTTCATTAACGAACTCTTGGCACAAGGGCTTTCGCTCAGTGTACTGACTGGCGTGGCGGCGTTGAGTCGTAGTATCGACGTGACTAAGCTAATCCAAGCAGCACAGGCGCTGGCTCAGGTACTCCCAGTCCTCACTAACACCCCACGGGTAGACCCCGACAAGGTGTTAGATATGGTACTGAATGGTTTCGGAATCAACACCAAAGACCTGTACCGTACAGAGGAACAGTTGCAGCAGTTGCAACAACAGCAAGCACCTATTGACCCTAACTTGGCTGACGTAGCCTCCACAATCCAACAAACAGGACTTTAATATGGCAGATGAAGTAATCCCCGGTGCATTACCCCAAGTAGAATCCGGCGCTTTCGGTGAGCAGAATCCGAGTAACAAGACTGTTCCACCACTCCCACAAGAGGGTGGCGGTGATTTACACGGTAGCAAACTGGACCAGATTCTGGAGCTTGTGCGACAGGGTAAGGGCGCTGATGCTGGTAAGGTCATGGATGAAGCCGCGCAAGAACGTGCTGCGAAACCGGAAACCAAATCAGAGGGTGCCCAAGTACCACCTGAGTCACAGGATGGTGCGCCGGAGGTACGGCCTACCGGTAACAAGGCGTTGGATATCGCTGTAAGTGCATTCGTCTCCGCGACGGGTACCACGGAAGAGGATATCTCAAAGGCTATGGAAGCGGCGTATGAGGCGGGTGATGTTAAGTACATCGACCGTGAGTACTTGAAGACCCGTTTTGGTGATAGGGCAGAACAGGCAATTGCTTTGGCAGAGGCTGTGTTCGAGGCTGATACCAAAGCGCAACAGGACTTACTGGACTCCGTGTACACTACGGCAGGTGGTAAGGAGCAGTTCGATGCGTGTGTAGCGGTGTTCCGTGACCATGCTAAACCTGCTATGGTTGCTGTAGTTCGTAAGATGCTGGATTCTGGTGACCCTGCGGCAGTGCGTGACGCTGCTTCGTTGATTTCAGAGTTTGGTAAACAGTCCGGTGCTTTTGTGGAGCGTGAAGGTTCCCGCCAAATCGCTGCGGCTGGTGTTGTGCCCGAACAAGGTCTGTCTGCTGATGAGTTCCGTACTGCTCGCCAACAGTTAAACCCTATGGCTCGCTCGTATCGCGCTGATATGGACAAGCTGATTGAACTACGCCGTCTTGGCAAAACTTTAGGTAAATAAGGAGATTTAAAATATGGCTGATACTCCATACAAAGCAGACCTAACCCGTACCCACTGGGCTGGTACGGATTCTGATGTTGATATCCATCTGGAGATTTTCGAAGGTGATGTGGATACAGGCTTCCTGTACAACTCCTTCTTCCGTGCTAACAGTACGTACATCTCAGTAGCGGACCGCTCCAACCAAGCACGTATCGACCGTATGAACACGGTGCAGATTCGTGGTCGTAAGTCCGGTGAAGCGCTTGTGCGCGAATCCGTGAAGAACGACAAGCTGGTTATCACTGTTGATACCGTGACGTACGCAAGTACCGTTATGGATTGGCAGGATGACTGGACTTCCCCGGACCGCTGGGCTGAAATCGGTCAACAGCACGGCTCACAGCACGCTCGTCTGTTCGACCAAGCGCACCTGATTCAGATTATCAAGGCGCGTTCTTGGGTTGCACCGGCAGACCTGAAACCTGCGTTCTTCGACGGTCTGGAATACACGGCTGCGTATGATGCTGCCCGTGAGGTGTTCGCTGACAACATCATCGCTGCACACCGTCAGGGTGTTGAAGAGATGGTGCGCCGTGACTTGGGTGGTTCCATCACCGAGTTCATCACCGTGGTATCCCCACGCGTGTTCGGTATCCTGCTGGATGCTGAGAAGCTCGTTAACGTGGACTACTCCGCAGGTAACGCCAACTTTGCACAGCGTCGTGTAGGTATGATTAACGGTATCCGTATCGTTGAATCTGCCCGCTTCCCGACCGCTGCAATCACCAACCACCCACTGGGTGTTGCGTTCAACGTGACCGCAGCGGATGCCGCGTGTGAGATGGTCGTGTACCATCCGAAGATGACACTTGTTACTGTCGAGGCTAAGCCTATGACTACCAACAAGTATCCAGATAACCCGAACTTCTCGGACATTCTGGACAGCTTCACGCTGTACACCGTAGGCCAGCGTCGTCCTGACACTAGCTTTGTGGTTCGCCTGACTGACCTGCCGTAATAGCAGGTGTAATATCAAAGGGTCGCCTTCGGGTGGTCCTTGAATATTATACACAGATACAGGAGGTAAGATGGAATACTTAGATGCAATCAACACCTGTCTTACCGTTATCGGTGAGGCGCGTGTAACTAGCGTAGACTCCCGGCACCCGTCCGTGGACCTTATTAAACAGACGCTAGACACAAAACAGCGTTTACTCTTGGAGCGCGGTTGGTGGTTCAACATCGGGTACGAAGAGATGTACCCCAACACTGTGAACCAAATCGCGTATCCTGCTAATGCTATCGCTATCAAGGGTATGGATGGCTACACCATCTACAGTCGCCGAAACGGTTACTTGTACGACAACACACGCAACAGTACGTACTTTGATGGGCCTGTGAGTATTCAGGTTACGGCTAACATAGCGTTCAGTGACCTGCCAGAGAGTGCCGCAACCGTGGTTACCTACAGGGCAGCCCGTGCTGTGTACGTGGGTGACTTCGGTAATGATTCGTCTGTATCCGATATTGCACAGAATGAATCTGCTGCTATGCTTCTACTGGAAGAACAGCACATGCGTAACATGAAGCACAGTACCCGCCGCCGCAGGCAGTGGGCACGTTATCAGAACTCATTGAGTGGTTAAGGAGATACAGTATGGCGTTCGATGGCGCGATTAAGAGCTTAATGCAGGGCGTGTCTCAGCAGGTTCCGCGTGAACGTCTGGACGGACAAGTCTCTGTTCAACTGAACCGTTTATCCGATGTGGTGAACGGGAACCGGCGTAGGCCGGGTGCTCGGTATTTGAGTACCCTACCAATCACAGCCAATTTCAATAACCGTGTGTTTGCTACGTACGTTGATGTGGCGGACGCTACCAACCATGTGCTGGTGAACACAGAGGACGGGCAGCTGGTAGTTCTCTCAGAGGACTTTGGTACTGTACTGCATACCGGTACGTACCCGTATCTGCAAGCCAGTAATGCTAACGCTATCCAAACGGGTACACTTCGTGGTGACCTGTACTTAGCCAACACCCAGCAGGCTCCTACACTGGTGCACGGTACGACGACGCAACAGGACCCCACTAAGACCGGGTTCTTCTTTGTTCGAGTACCTGCATTCAGTAAAGACTACGACATTACATTATCAAACAGTACCGGCACGTACACGTACACCCACCGGACGCCTAATGGGCAGGGTGGTGGGGATGCTGACTTAGCAAAACCGTCGTACGTTGTCAGTCAACTAGTGACCCTTATCAATGCAGAAACCGGTACACACGGCATTACGGCACACGCCTTTGATGCGTACATGTACTTGGTGAGTGCTACCGCCACGTTATCGGCGACGACTAACGCAGGCTCCACTTACGCTACGGCAAGTAACCAGTCACGGGTGACACTACTCTCTGACTTACCGGCACGTTTACCCACCATTGCGGATGGTGTATTATGTGCGGTGGGTACAACTCCGCGTTCCTTTACGTGGTATGAGTACGAGACAAGCACATCCGTCTGGAAAGAGGCCGGTGCTTACGGAAGCCCTACAGGCTTTTCAGGTATGCCTATCAAGTTGTCACTGGATGGGACGTACACCGTCAGTACGCCTGAGTACGAGGGTCGCCTAGCTGGTTCAGATATCACGAATGAAGACCCCGGTTTTATTGAGCACGGCTTAACAGGTTTCGGTGTGTACCAAGGCCGCTTGGTTATCTTGGCAGGGCCAGAGGTTTGTATGAGTGCTGCCGGTATGCCGGAGCGATGGTATCGTAGTACGGTTACCTCTTTACTTACCGAAGACCCTATCAACGTGTTCTCTGGTGCCGCGACCACCACTAACTTTAGCCACTGTGTGCAGTTTAACAAGGACTTACTGTTGTTCTCACGTTCTTGTCAGGCTGTGGTACCCAGCAGCAACGCTGCTATCACACCTGCAACCGCACAGATTGTTATCACCTCCCAGTACACCACTGATACGTTGGCAGCACCTACAGTTGTCGGTCGGTCGGTACTGTACCCTATGCCGCGCACAGAATCCTTTGCCGGTATTCTAGAGATGATTCCAAGCAACACTACGGACTCTCAGTACACATCCAACGACGTGACTGCCCACATCCCAAGGTACATGCCCGGTAGTATTCGGAGCATCACTGCCAGTACCACATCCAACTCCAGCGTACTGTTATGTACCGGAGATGACCGCAGCCTGTTCATTCAGGATTATCTGTGGTCGGGCGATGAAAAGGTACAGTCGGCGTGGCACCAGTGGAGTGTACCGTACCCTATCGTGTGTGCGTGGTTCGTTCGTGACCGCGTGTACTTGGGTATGCGTGACGGTACATCCATTGTAGTCGGTACAATAGAGCCGCAGGCGGGTACCACGTACTTATCGTACACCCGCCCGTTCTCAGACCTGTACTCACTGGTGACAGTGGCTGGTGGCCTGACTACTGTACCACAACACCTACGCAGTGCGTACCTAGACGGTGCAGAGCTGTTCCTAACCTTTGCTGATACCAGTAAGGGTGGTATGTGGGTGGGTATCGACTCCGTTGATACAGGTACATGGCAGGTGCAGACAGTCAGGAACGTGCCTGATGGTCAGTACTTCCTAGGTGTTCGGTACATGAGCGTACTCACGCCGACACCGCCGCTAGTGCGGGATGCTAACGGTGTTGTTATTGGTACGAGCCGTACCCTGCTTGTGCGGTATGAGCTGACCCTGAAAGACTCGGGTGAGTTCCATGCTGTGGTGGCGGATAGTTCCCGTGTGCTAACAGATGGTACATACTCCAGCTTGGTTTACTCCAACGTGGAGTTACTGCCGGATGAACCAACCAGCGCTACATTGGGGCGTGTAGTTATCCCTGTACGCGCACAGGCTCAAGAAACGGTGGCTACGTTCGAGGCAGATGCTGATACAGACCTGTGTGTTTTAGATATTGAATATGTCCTACAGTACAGAGCAAGGAGGAAGAGACTATGATTTGGATGTTCGCAGCAGTCGCCGCCCAAGCTCTGGCTGGGGGCTTATCGTATGGGCAGGCTGCAAAGGCTCAGAAGCAAGAGAACGAGTCTATCAAGGCGTACAACAAAGCCGTGCAGGCCACTACTGCGCGGCAGCTTACCGAGATAAATATCAACCGAGCAGTATCGCGCGCGCAGACTGCGCAGGCGCTGGACACAGCGCGCCGACAAGGTATTGCTGATACCTCTGCGCGTAACCTACAAGCAGCTGCGTCCGATACTATGGGCGCTTCTGTAACGCAGAACCTACAGGATGTACAGGTGCAGTTGGATGCAGCAGAGGGTAACCTGATGCGTAATGCGGAGGTACAGGAGTTGTCCTTTGACTCACAGGTGACCTCCACCGTAGATTCTGCGCGTAATGCCATTAAGGAGTTGTCCGGCCCTGTACCTACAGATTATGCAGGTCTAGGGAGTATGGTCGGCTCAATCGGTACCAGTATTGCAGGTAACAAGATGGCGGGTTTAAGTTGGAGCGGTGAGGCTATCACCCCTGCTAAAGCTGCGCCTATCACGGCTGCAACTGGTACTCGTTCTACCGGTCTGTCAACAAGATTGAAACTATAAGGAGTGGTGTATGCCAGTACGTCAACCGACGCAAGGTGGTGTTCAGGTACCGGGTCTAACCGGTTACCAGAGTGCAGGTGTAGTTGCGCCTGTGTACCGTCCACCAGAAGATACCGGTCCCGGTGTAAGCGCGTTCTGGCAGAACCTGCTTCCATCTGCTGTGAAGGCAGGTGAAGAGGTCGCTAACCGGGTCGCGGCTAAGAGTTACTTAGAAGGCCAACAGGATTCCCTGATGGGCCAAGAGAAGCAAGTACAAAATTTCTTTACGCAGGCAGCGTACGAGCAGGGATACAACTCTGCAACCGTCAACACTGCACTGGCTAAATTCCAACTGGATATCCAGAACAAGGCGCAGGAGTACGTTAACGCCGGTAAACCACCGGAAGAGTTCTCTGCGTATGTCTCTAAACAGACAAATCAGCTGTTATCCGAAGCAGGTGCTCAAGGCTTAGACTTACGCAACCAAGACTGGCAGGCGTGGTTGGGGCAGGTGGAGAACTCGCGTAATACCGCACAAGGTGCTTACCAAGACCTGAACCTGAAACGGGCAGCCGTGCTACAGGAGCAGAGTTGGGGTGCGCGTGGTAACGCCGCTATTGCCAACTTTGTCACCGCCCAGCAGAACGGCGATACTATGCAGGCACTTGAGAACGTTAACGGACACCTATCCAGTATCGTTCATGATGACAGTCTGACTGCTGACAACAAGGTTAAGTTCGCTTCTCAGTTCATTGTGAACGCCTTTGCTAATGCAGGCGGCACTAATGACATGCAGGCACTCACTGGGTACATCCAAGGTCTGTCTGAGTTCAAGAACATGCCTACGGACGTGCAGACGCACATCATGAGTTCTGCCCAACAGTACTACAACCAACGTGCATCGGATGAAGGTGTACAGCTTTATGAATACAACTCAAGGGTCGGCTCTGTTCTGGATTACAAAGCCGTAAGCGAACAGTACCCGATGGATAGCTACATTGGCACCATCATGAACGCTGTGCAGCAACGTAAGCTAGCCCCGTCTACTGGGTACGCTATGGTTGATGCAGAATCACAGCGTCGATTGAAGATGCAGAAGGCGGACAAGATTCAGGCAGCATACACCAATGGCGTTACGCTAACGGATATTGCTGTTGCTTCTGGTCAGTCACTGGACAAGACAAAAGGTGACCTTGTTAAGCTGTACGCAGCACAAGGTAATGGTTACTCTGGTGGTGGTCTGGCGCTGATGCAACGTGGCTTACGCTCCGGTGCTCACGACATGACTGGTATCGGTATTGAGATGCTACAGCAGGATGCCCAATCATTAGCGGGTATCGACTGGCGTAACCTCAAGACGGATGCCGAAGGACGTCCACAGTATCCTGCTACGGTGGTGAACTCGTTATCTAACTTGCAGGTGGCCTACAATGCTTCACTGGCTGCTGGTAACCAAGTACAGGCTAACCAGTTACTAGCCGGCCTTCCTGACCCTGTGGTGTACGGTATCCGACAGAACGTTGATGCCCGTGACCTTGCCGACGTTGTTGGTAAGAGAGCACAGGATATCGCGGCTGGTAAGATTCTGTCACTACCTGCGAATATGCCTAGTGACCTACTGGTCTCACAGAGTGATGTCAGTGCTGGTATCTTTGACTTCGGTCTAGGTAGGGATGCACGTAACCGTAACATGCTGGGTATCCAGTCATGGGTATTCACATCCGATGCCGACGAGAAGGCTGCACAGGCGCGCGTATCGCAGATTAATGGTGCGCTGAACAACGAGTACGTGTACAACCAACAACGCGGTTCCCTGCCAGCCCTACAAGGCGATGACTTGAAATCATGGTTAGTTGGTAAGGTTGCGGCTCGTACCGTCCGTGTAAGTGATGGTACTGATAATGGTGCCTTGCTAATCCTACCTACGGTGGGTGACAAGCAGAAGGTGTTCGGTACTACAGACAACGGTATTATCAGCACAGCGTTGCAGGAGTCAGTAACGAACTTCAAGCGACAGTACCCACAGGCCACATCCCTACAGATGGACTATGACCCGCTCACGCAGGAACTTATCTTTCAGGGTGTGAACGCCGATAACCAAATCGGTACGAGCCGTGGGACCATCCCTATCAACGCTTTCCGTGAGACGGTGCAGGGTGTGCAGAACACTATCACCAACTCTGGACAGGGGAATCAACAGGGTAGCCTGAATATCCCCGGCGCTGGTTTCGTTCAGTTCAATACGCAGAACAGCTTTGGTATTGATAGTACAGTCCTTATGGGCGCTGTCAACCAGTTGGTCACGTACGAAGGGTACACACCGTCTAAGGGCTTTAGCGTTCTCGCTACTCACCCGACAACTGGTGCGCCACTGAATGAAGAGAAGTACGTTAAGCAGGCTTCGGATACACCACAGGTGGCTGCTGATAAGTTCAATATGTACCTGAACGACAAGGTGTACCCACAAGTGATGTCAAAGATGGACCAGTATCGTAACCTTCCGGGCTACATGCAGAACTACATCTTTAACGCTCTGGTGGAGACTACGTACCATGCAGGTAATGCTGATGCGTTTGACCAGTTCATTCAGACAGCTCTGGCAGGTGACACCAGTACCTTACCATCATTCAAGGACACACCGTTGTTCAAGGATGCTGGCGCAGGTTCACGGCGTAACCGAGACCGTGCCCAACTCTTGGGTGCTTTAGTTATGTATCGTCATAATCAATAAGGAGTAGTATGTCTAATAAAGTAGAGTTCTCACGTATTCAGGAGCTGGTCTCTAAGCTCCAGTACATCTTTGTGCTAGTGCCGGGCACTACAACCACACTCTGTATCGCACGACTACCTAATGGCTTTACAGTAGGGCGCGGGGAGTCTGCTTGTGTAGACCCCGCCAACTACGATAAGGCGCTAGGGGAGAAGTACGCCAAGGAACGTGCCACAACTGATGCTACCAACCAGTTGTGGTTGTTAGAGGGTTACGTGTTAGCAAGTAAATTAAATCCTATAGAATAAGGAGTAGTAAATGATTCACTTACGCCCGGACAGTACCGCTTACGCCCGTACAGTCGAAACCCCGGCAACTCCGGGTACAGGTGGATACACTTCCCCCGATAACACTGTGCTGGAGGGGGTGAACCCCTCCGCCTTAGTAGAGGCCATGAAGCGCCCTACTGCTAGTGTTACGGACTCATTCAAAGCTACACTCAGTGAAAGCATCGGCGCTAAAGCCCTGCGTGGTATTGAGTACTCAAGCATCCCGTCTGAGGATGGTTTCGACGTAACCAAGTCACTGGGTGAATCTGTCAGTCAGTACACGGTTGACGAACTGGAGTTCTTAGCTGACTCCCGTTCTAATGCGGAACTCGCACAACGCAAGGCACAGGTACAGACCACGCGTGATAACTACGCTGCGATGGGTCAGAACATGATGACTACTATCGCAACCAGTATCCTTGACGTGGATATGGTTATTGGTGTAGGTGTCGGTTCCTTGGCTAAACTGGCACGTAGTACCCGTATGGCTATCGGTCTGTCTGCTAACACGGCAGCATTGGGCTTGGCTTCACAGGGTGGTACTATCACTCCACTAGATGTTATCGGTACGAGCGTAGGCGTTGCCCTGAGCGCAATCCCCGGCGTCCGTAAGGTTGCCCGTACAACTGATGAGGCTGTACCCACTAACCCAACCACAGCTACGGTAGTACCGGATGCTGACTACCCTAACATTAACCCTGACTACTTCTCTGGTAAACCACACGTCGCTGTTCTTACAGGCCGTGGTGGTGATATCAGTACTGATGTGACTAACTTAGTACGTACTGTGATTAACGTAGGCGACGACCTGCCAGAAGGTATCCGTGTACTCGGTGCCCGTCTGTTGCAGTCGCTGGAGGCTGACGAGGTTATTCCTGCTGTCGTTCGTGGTGCTTCATCCAAGGACACACGTTCCTACGTACGTCTGCATGCTGATGGTACTATGAAGGCGAATATCTACACAGACGGTCCGGTACAGTACACGCTGGAAGATCAGATTAAGAACATGAGTACGTACGATAAGGCGATTGTTCTACATGAGGCTGTTCACGCTAAGACCACCCGTACCATCCACGCTGTGGAGCGCGGACACTTGACAGAGGGTGCGCAGTACGATGCGGTGCGTCGTCTGGATGAAATTCGCCAGTACGTGCGTTCTCAGACTACAGCAGAGAATCTACCTGCGGGTAGATTCAGCCGTTACAACGTGAATTATGGTCTAGACTCACCTGATGAGTTCATCGCACAGTTGTTTAACTCTGCTGCGTTCCGTGACCACCTCAAACAAATCAAAGTGCCCGGCGCCTCTGGCAACCTTTTCACTGAGGTAGTACAGAAGGTTATCCAGATGTTGACTGGTGCTGCACCGACAGGTAACGCGCTTGATGCAACACTGCACGCTTTCGAAGATTTGATTTCTCTGCCGATGACAGACAAGGCTACGTTCGTTCGTAACCCTAACCCTGTCCCGAACTTGCAGAGTCCATTACTACAGGCACCGAACTTATCCGCTACTCACGACAAGGTCATGGGTGCTCTTAACCGTAACTTCTCACTGTATGAGCGTCTCCGTTCATACGGCGCCAAGGCTGCTACTCTCGCTGACCAACTGGTTGTCGATGCTACTGGTACTAGCGCTAACTCTGCTGCACACTACGCAAGGGCGCACCACTTGGCCTCTAACGTAGCGATGGTACAGGTCGATGATGCACTGCGTCAGGTACTGTCCGCTGATTGGCCTCTGGCTCAACGCTTACGCCACCCCGTCCGTTACAAGGAAGCACAGCAAGAGTTAAGTGGTCGGGTGTACCAGCAGCTGGCTGAGAACCATGAGCGTCATCTGAAAGGTCAGGCGATTGTGCCTAATGCAGACCCGAACGTTAACGCTGTTGTGGACGCATTCGTACGTTCCGAGTGGGCTACTGACCAGCTACGCCGTATCCGTGCATCGGGTATTGCTGGTGCTAATGATATTGCTGATTCTCCGTACTACCTACCACGCCAGCACAGCGGCTCTAAGTTGAATGTGTACATGCGCACCAACACAGATGTTACCCGTGCGGATATCGTGGGTATGTACACTGAGCAGTTCAAGCGCATGTTCGCGCACAGTAATATCGAGGATGCTACTGCACAGAAGCTCGGTTCCAAGATGTTTGACAACATGCAGGACCAAGCAGCACACGTACAAGGCTACCGCCAGAGTGTTGCTGGTATGTCATTCGATGACATCGAGAATACGCTGGAAGCACTGGGCGCTACGGATAACACGATTAAGGGTTTCCTTGACGAGATTCGTATTGCTGGTACAGACGCCAACAAGGTTCGTAACTTACGCCACCGTGCTGAGTTCGACATGACGGCTACGTACACCACGAAGTCTGGTAAGCTGATCTCCCCTAGCCTGTTCGTTAACAACGACGTGATGGGTCTGATGGAAGGCTACAGCCGCCGTATGGCTGGTCGTGTTGGTCTGGCAGAAGCTGGCTTCCCCGACCTACGTGACGTGACTAAGGCTATCGATGGTGCCGCTGCGGAGTCTGCTAACCCAGCAGAAGCCCTGCATAACTTCGATAACACTGTCAACCAGTTGCTCGGTTACCCTACAGGTGAGAACGTTCCTGACCTGCTACGTAGTGCCGGTATCATCGGTGGTGCGTTGAACCTCGCTAACTCAGGTATCTACCAGTTGGCTGATATGGCTCTGATGGTCCACCAGTTTGGTATTACGAAGACGCTACGTGCGTTCAGTGATACACAGTTCGGGCGGGATGCATTGGTGCTGGCTCGGTCTGCTGATTACGGTTCACGTCTTCGTGATGTGATTGAGGCGCGCCATGTGCTATCCGGTAAGTACCGTAGTGTGCTCACGCACTTAGAGGACAACCGTGATATCGGTTCATTGGGTGTCGCTCACCGGTACGTGCAGCAGTTGGGTCAAGGTACTCGGTTTGTGAACGGCATGGAGTTCGTACGCCGTGGGCAGTCTAAGTTAGTGGCAGGTCTAATCGCTGATACCGTAGACGATGCAGTGCGGGGTAATGCCTCGGCTGTTACTGCGTTAGAGCGCTTCGGTATGACTGACGACCTGTTGAACCGGTTGAAGGCAGCCACTGCCCGTGACCCGGACATGCGTACATGGCCTAATGATGTACGTGCTCACATTGAGTCGGTGACCCATAACATGGCTGACGCTATTGTGCTGGAGAACCGCTTAGGTGAAATCCCTGCTTGGATGCAGTTCAGTTCTGTGGGTAAAGTGGTACTGCCGTACATGACGTTTGTGGCAGGTGCGTGGAACAAGATTCTGCGTCGTACTGCTGCACTGGATGGTGCTACCGGCGTTGCTATGGCTATGGCCTACCAGATGCCACTGGTTGCGTTGAGTAGTACAGTCTCTCTGGCTATGGCAGGTAAAGAACTGACGCCTGAGTCAGTGGCACAGCGTGCGTTGGTACAGGTGCCTATGATGAGCTGGGCGGGTTTCGCCGTAGACTTCATGGCTAACGGTGCCAGTAATAACATCGCTGCACTGTCACTGGTTGACCGTATGCACTCTGCTATGAGCGGTATTGCGAATGGTGAGATTAAGCCTGAAAGCGTTATCAAAGCTGTTCCATTCCTAAGTATTATGCCGGGTATGCGCCTTATGGGTGCAAGCATGGCGGATGATGATGAATAAGGAGGGTAAATGTATTCAGTTCAGATTGCTGTATCTGATGGTTCGCTATCCCGAATTGCTCTGAGTATTGAGTACTTCGAGAAGGACGACATTTCACTGTACCGCAATCTGTCCACTGTACCTATGGTGCTGGGCGACGATTGGCAGTGGGATGGTGATGCACACATCAACCTGCTATCTGACGTACCAGTACCTAATGGTGGGTACATCACAGTACGTCGTAACACTAATATTGACCGGGCGTTCAACATCTATGACGGTGGTGCTGCATTTACGCGGGACACGTTAGATGAGAACTTTAAGCAGATGATTTACCTAGCACAAGAGTTTACTGAGGGGAACGGCCTTACGGGGCTGTTCTTCCCACTGAACATGAATGGGTTCAAAATCACAAACCTCGGTGATGGTACTGATGATAAGGACGCCATTAACAAAGGGCAGTTGGATGGGGTAAGCGACAGGGTATCCAGTCTGGAAGGAACCTTCGTAACGGGTACCACCAGTTATCCGTGGTACACTATCACGACGGAGCCTACCTTGGTGTTTTCGCCGCCGTTCCTGTTTACTAAGGCAGCGTTATACCTTAACGGTGTGTGCCAAGTACCGGGTCTTAGTTACTCGGTGTCAAACAACCAGATTAGACTAGCCACTAATGTAGCCCCCGGCACTGTTGTATTTGCACGTTTAGGTGAGGACACAGACGCTGCGACGGAAGGGGTTACACAGGCACAGTTCCTAGCGCTGATGGCGCGTGTAGAGGCACTGGAGAATCCATAAGGAGGGGTAATGGCAGCACCTAAGAGTAAGTTAGCAGAGTTGCATGAGATGTTGGCAGAGGTTATGTTGGAGGACCTACGGCAATCCATTGTCGATAAGATTCCCTTACCTGCCGCTAACCTCGGCGTTATTCGACAGTTCCTAAAGGACAACGAGATTACCGCTACAGCAGATGCTGACGACATGCGGCAGTTACGAGACGAGTTCCGAGCCGATTTAGAGAGTAAGCGTGAGCAGCGTAAACGTGTCGCTACCGCACTGTCTGACGACGCTATGGGACACATTCTACAGTAAGGGAGATTATGCAGGAACGTAAACTACACAGGCTGGGGCTTGTGGCTCAGAGTATAGCCGCGTGGGCGGACCGTCCTGCCACCATGCCGAAGGACTTGCGGGAAGAGTACGGGTTCATGATGCAGTCTATCTTTGCGGAGTTTGAGGACTTCGCAGATTTAGGTATGCGCTTCTTGGGGTACACGCTTACCCCGATGCAGCGTGACATTGCTCGGTACATGCAGTACGGTCCCCGCCAAAGCATGGTCGCTGCACAGCGTGGTGAGGCCAAGAGTACTCTGGCTGCACTGTTCGCGGTGTGGCGTATCATGCAGAACTGGAACGAGTGGGTACTTATTGTATCCGGTGGTGAGACACAGGCATCTGAGGTTGCACTACTGGTTATCCAGTTGATTGAACGCTGGGGTATCCTGTGTTATCTGCGTCCTGACCGCTCCCGTGGTGACCGAACATCATACGAGCACTATGACATCCACTGTGACCTACGTGACGTCAGTAAGTCGCCTAGCGTTGCGTGTGTCGGTATCACAGCACAGTTGCAGGGTAAGCGTGCTACGTTGCTAATCCCTGATGACATCGAGACAACTAACAACAGTCTGACCGCTACCAACCGTGAAATCCTGCTCCTGCGTTCTAAGGAGTTCGGTGCTATCTGTGTTGATGGTAAGATTCTGTACTTAGGTACGCCGCAGACGAAGGACAGTATCTACCGTACGCTGGTGAACCGTGGTTACGAGATGCGTATCTGGCCCGGTCGTATCCCTACGCTTGAAGAAGAACAGCGCTACGGCGCTACACTGGCTCCGTATATCCTCGCTCTCATTGAGCAGGGCGCAGCTCGTACCGGTTATGGTGTGGATGGTACCCGTGGGGAACCTGCTGACCCGGCACGTTACGATGAAGACCTGTGCATAGAGAAGGAGCTGGAGTTTGGTCCAGAGGGTTACCAGTTGCAGTACATGCTGGATACCACCTTGTCAGACGCTATGCGTACCCGTATTAAACTCTCAGACGCTATTGTAGCAGCGTTGGGGACAGATGCTGCACCTGATGTTATGTACTACGCAGCAGCGCCACAGCATCGCGTACAGAGCCTACCAGACTGTATTAAGCAGGAGGTCATGTACAACGTGGCGGGTATCGGTGCATTACTGCTACCGTACCAACACAAGCTGATGGTGGTTGACCCTGCCGGTAACGGTGGTGATGAGGTTGCCTTCGCTGTGGGTGGTGCTCTGAACTCGTATATCCATCTGTTCGCAGTGGGTGGTCTTCAAGGCGGTTTGTCTGAGGAGAACTGTAACACACTCATCGACTACTGTGAGGAGTTCGGCGTTACTGATGTGGTCATGGAAGCAAACATGGGTCATGGTACCGCGAGTATGCTTCTGCTGAACGCATTGGCTAAGCGCAAGATTACCAACATCGGTGTGCGTGATATCTATGCTAAGGGTCAGAAGGAACGGCGTATCATCGATACACTAGGCCCTGTGTTCCGTAGGCATAAGTTCGTAATCCATGAGCGTGCTATTGAGCTGGATACAGAGTACCTTGCACAGTACAGCCGCGATAAGCGCAACCTGTACTCGGTATTGTTCCAGCTTAACGGCATCACTTATGACAGGGGTTCTTTGGCTAAGGATGACCGTGCGGATGCTGTAGCCCACATGGTTAACGAGTTGAAGGGTTATCTTAGTGCAGATGAGGAGAAGGAGGCCGAGAAGCTACAGAACAAACGTGCTCAGGAGTTCCTGAGTAATCCAATGGGGTATTCCCAAGAAAGACGCAGACCTGTTAGGGGTACGCGTTCAAGACTACGTTAAGGAGATTATATGGCTATTGTTGTAGGTACTACTCAGGCGCAGGCGAATAACATGGCAATGCGTGATGCTGTCCTCAAGGTTGCGCCGCTGGTTCAACAGCTGGTACAGAACAGCTCGCAGATTTCTGCTGCTGAAATCACTGCTCTACAGGCTGCTATTACGGCTTGTAAGGCTGCGTTCACTGCCGCAGGCGCATAAGGAGATACTACGTGAGTCTACTAACGGTAACAGCCGCACAGCGGCAAACACTACGGGATAAGGCGAGTACACTCGCCACCCTGTCACAGACGTACGGTGAGAGTGCCCGTACACCTACAGCGGCTGAGGCTGCTATTGTACAGTCGGCTATCGACGCTATGTCTGCTGCTATTGCGGTAATCAATGGCACTGCCGGTGCTGCATCTGTAGCTAACGGTGCCACTGTGGCTGTGCGTAATTCAGAAGGTGCGGACTCCCATAACGCTACCGCAGTTGTTGCGTCAGGTACCCTCACGGGTGTTAACCTTGCTGCAACGGTTGCGCTGGTGGATAATGGCGATACAGTGGCTGCTACGGGTACCGGTACAACGGCTACGCTGGTTGTAACTGACGGTGTACTGACGGGCGTTACATTGGCATAAGGAGAGTTTATGAAGCGGATGTTTACGGCAGTTATGGTTTGTCTGGTACTCAGTGGTTGCTCTGCAACCTCTACGCTTGGTGCTGTAGCGTCCGCTATCTCTCCGAGTAAGCCGGAGCTAACGGCTCAGGTGGGTGCCGAGAATACTAAGCAGGGTATTGGTGTCAACACTAAGCTGGACACCAGTACCAGCATTAAGGACGTACAAGGGGCTGTAAACGCCTCTAAGCAAGGACAACAGGTTCAGGCTGGCTCAGTACAGGCTGAGGCTATCAAGGTTACTAACGGCTCCCCCGGCGCGTTGCTGGGGGCATTTGCAATAGGGATGGCGAGTGTTCTCGGACTTGTATTCTGGTTCGTCCCGTCACCATTTAAGAGGGGGAAACAGGATGCATAGTGTGTGGTTGTTCGTGTGTACTTGGGTAAGTGAGCTGGTCGGGGATTTCTACAGCAAGGTGTCTATTGGCACCAGTGCATTACTAATGGGTATGGGAGGCCTTAACTGGAACATGATTTTCATGGTGGCTGGCTTCCTGATGGGTTTAGCAACCCTGTGTATCAACTGGTACTACAAGCACAAGAACTCCAAGGTATTCGCCGAGGGTGTACGACGTGCGGCTGAGAAGGGGTATGTACTACGTGAGCCTAAAGAATAAGATAGCAGGCGCTCTGCTCGGTATGACCGCCCTCGGTGGTGGTATTACCGCAGTGGTTAAGCACAACGAAGGTTATAGCGAGACGTCGTACTTGGACAGTGCAGGTGTTTGGACTATCTGTTACGGGGAGACTAAGGACGTAAAACGCGGTATGCGGCTCACCAGAGGCGCATGTGATACCCAACTGACACTTAGTATTCAGGAGCATTCTAAAGCCCTACAGGGGCTTCCTGAGAGCCTTCCTGACGTGGTTGTGCTCGGCAGTATCGATATGACATACAACGTGGGTATTTGGGGTTTCAGTGGCAGCCTTGTGAAGCGTAGGCTTATGGCTGAGGACTTCGCAGGGGCTGCTACAGCTGTGTTATCGTGGAGGTACATCCACAGGACCTCAGCAACAAGTCCCGGTATCGGTTGGGTAGCTGTACCTAACAGCAAGGACAAGTGGCGATTCGACTGTTCGCAGATGATTCAGGGCAAGCGCAACCGCGTGTGCTGGGGGTTATGGGAACGTCGGGTATGGCAAAGCAAGGCAATTGGTAATCAATTCAAATCTGTGCAGGAAGCCGTGTTGGCACTGCCTAAATAACAAGGGGATTATATGTCATTAGTATACAACGCAGTAGCAGACAACGACCGCGCTTTATGGGCTTCTCTGATGCTGTCCGCAGGTAAGACGCTGGTAGCGGGTAGCTTTGAGCAAGGTGCTACAGTATCATCCGCTAACGATGCGGTATGGTATGAGTCTGCGGCGCGGTGTTATGTCTGGAATGGCGCAGTGCCTCTGACAGTTCCTGCTGGCTCCTCTCCTGACTCTACGGGCGGCTTAGGCCCAACTGCATGGGTAGAGGTTGCGAGCGCGCCTAGCGTCATCCAGCTGCCTCTGGCGCAGGCTAAGGCGCGTACCTACAATACAGGTCAACTGGTACGTATTACGGATGTTGGTTTCCTGTACCGCTTCAACCCTAATCGTACACTGCTTGATGGCTTTGCTGAGTCTGCCATCACAGTAGACGACGAACTGCACAAGCTGGTAGCCTCTGGTGGTATGTTGGAGTTTGTGGACTACGGTAGCCTGTCTGTTGTAGAGGAGCGTAACTACGCAGCGTATCAAGCGCGTATGCGTATCGGTTCAAGCATCGGTCTGGTGTCCTATGGCGACAGCATTACGTGGGGTCAACGCCCCGATGGTGGGCAGTCGGTTAACCCGTACCCAGCTGTAATCGCCAACACTATGAGTACACGTACCCGTAGTACTTGGACGCAGCAGAACTTAGCATCGCCTGGTGACCGAGCACTGACGCAGTACATCCGTACTATGCAGGATGGTACTACCGGTCATATCTCCACAATTATGCTGGGTATCAATGATACGTTGTACAGCACCAACAACGGTGAGTTCCCTGAGAACATCACAGGTAATACGCTGTACGGGGTTAACAACTACATCACCATTATGCGTAAGTTCGTTGCCCGTGAGTTGCTACGTGGTCGTTGTGTGGTTATCCTCGGTGTTACTCAGTTCGTTAGTCTGAACTTGGGTCCTATGGGTAACATGACTGCACCGTACCTTGTGCGTACGTACGACATGGCAGCTAAGCAGGTTGCGGCAGAGTTCGGCTGTATGTTCGTAGACACTCGCCGTGATATCACGCAGCAGTTCGGTGTCAGTGAGAGTTGCCACGATGGTATCCACCTGCGGGATGACTTCCTACCGGTTATCGGTAAGCGCTTCGCGTGCGTGTTCATGCAGCAGGATTACAAGAACCCGGTTAAGCTTAAGACTGGCGATGTGTTCATCCCGAACTATCTGCACCAGCCTATCATGTCCAACCGTATCTTGCAGCTGAGTCCATTCCAGAACGGTACGTCGCCTCCTTTCGGTGGTGGTGTCAGCAACCCGGATGCAGTGGGTGTGCTCCTGCCTAACGACGAGACTGGTGGTAGCGTTACGTTCGCGTTCTACTTGGACTCCGATAGTGCTGTTATCTATCCGAGCATCCACTCAGACGGTTCAGCGTACAGCTTCGACCTCATCCTTGATGATGGTGCGATGCAGCCTGACTACCCATCTGATGTTGAGATTATCCCTGTGCTTCGTGACCGTCAGTACATCCTGTCTGGTCGCAGTATCGCTGGTTCCGCTAGTAAGAACCGTAGCACAGAACGGTACTCACAAATCACTACAGCGTGTTATATGCACGTCACTACCCGTGGCTGGCACATGATTACCTTTAACATGGGTATGAACGCAGGTGTAGCCGCTGTAGAGGGTCTGGTACTGGATAGCTGGACTAACGTCAAGAACAACGACGTGTTCGGTGGTATCAGTGGTTCCGCTCTGTGGAACAGCTCTGGTACCGAGCTAGTCGGTCTGGTTACCGGTGTGACCAACCCAGAAACGGGTGTGTTCGATGTAGGTATCAGCAATCTGGTTGTAGAGAACTACCGAGTAGAGGTGGAGAGTACCGAAGATACTACCCCGCTGGTGTATCGTGTAGTGTTCAAGAGCAACAACTCATTCCGAGTCCTGTTCTGGAATGCTGCTGGTGCTGCTGTTACCCCAACGTCCTTCCGAGTGCGGGTACTAGGTGGCAAGTGATTTTTGATGTACTCAAGCGAGGGCCTCCCTCCACTCACACAGCCTCGCGTGCCCCCGTAGGGGTGCGCAGGTGCGTGCGCAGGTGCGTGCGCCTGAGCGGGCGTGCCTGAGCGTGTGCGTGCGGGTGCGCCTGCGCCCTGAGTTGCTCGCGTGTGCGTTCGTTCCTCTCGGTGCTGCGCTCTCAGTGTTGACTCTTCGAGTCAGCGCTGTGTGCTCTCCGCTCTCTGTTGCTCGCGTGTGCGTTCGTTCCTCTCGGTGCTGCGCTCTCAGTGTTGACTCTTCGAGTCAGCGCTGTGTGCTCTCCGCTCTCTCGGTTGTGGTGGAGTGCGTACGGCGGCGCTTGCTTTCTTCGCTTACACCTGACACTTGCTTTCTTCGCTCTCTCTCTCTCTC